ATTTCTCCAACTGAAAAAGACATCAAGATGTCCTCATCATCAAATAGGTCAAGATATCTATGTGACCCTGATACTAGCGTCCGTATTTGTAAACTCATTTAATAATTCAATGTTTTATTTATTACCCTATGGATTGTAGCAACACTAACCGCATATTCTTTAGACAATTTTGCCATACTATAAACTTTAGGAATATATTTGTTTCTTATTTCATTTACCTCTATATCACTTAATACTCTTAAATAATCGGAATTGTGATTTACACCTAAAATATCATAACCATGCTTTACATTTTCACTATAAGTAGCCCATTCAAGATTCTCCACTCTATTATCAGTTTTAATACCATTTTTATGATTGACACAAGGTTTATTTAGAGGATTAGGTATATGTTGTTCAGCAACTAATCTATGAACATTATAAAGTTTACTTTGAATTGAAAAACAAGGGTAAGGATTTTTACGACTTCGTGCATAGAGTTTTTTTTCTTCTCCATTCACAAATATTTTTCCATCTTTTGTTGCTACTATTTCCATAATTTAATAAGGTAGGTTATATTGACGATAAGGTGTGAGCTTCATTTCGATCTCATACTGAAATACTCTATCATATTTCTGTTGATATTTTTTTACTTCTTTGTTTAATACTTGAACTGGTATTAAATATGGATAAATAAGTGGTTGGTTATTTTCAGGTGTCCAATCATCTTTAATTACATATACAGTTGGGGACAAAATCAATTCTTCAATTATATCTACATCATTCTGTTTAACAAAGTTAGATGCCACAGTCATAAACTCAACCGCATCTCCATAATATACTGTCTCACTTGAATCATAACTTTGCATATTCCATACCGTAGAGTTTAATGTTTTTTGAGAGCCGTATATCTTTTTATTTGGGGTCTTGGCATACTGACTTTTTTTGGTGAAGGTAAATGTATCCCACACCCCATTTCTATTGATAAACAAGAAATTAACAGGGTCATTAAAACACTCCTCACCCATCATCTTATATTGTACTATTTCTGAAATACCATTAGAATAAGTTGTATCACAACCTGAATCTGATAAGAATATTGCCACATCACTATTTGTTCTGAATACAGGGTTTTGTTTCCAATTTACATATGCTATTCTCTGACCCAAAAATGAGTTATAACCCGTTGGGTTTGGGGTATATCCAATTTGTTGTGAATAAATCACATCATAATTTAGTTGTGAGTTTGGTTGGGTCTTTTGTAAAATACTAACTGAAGCGATTACTGCGGAATTATCAAATAACTCATTTTCCCCATACATAAACCCTAATACAATAGGACATTTGTAATAATGACTTCTATATCTAGTTTGGATTGGGGAACCACCAAGAATAGTCATAGGTATTGTGTCTTGACCAAATGTCCCCATAAACTTACCAGGAATGCCAGATGCGAGAAGGGTTGTTTCCATAGCAAAATCATATACCTTTGTATTCCAATAGTTATATTGTCCGTTCTTATTGAAACCTGAATAGTAATATGTTAATGAGGGGTTATTAGACACAGCATATCTCTTGTTGTCTTGAACGCCAGGCCATACCATTACTCCGTATGGTTGAGTTGCTGCACTTGATGGACTTATTGTTTGTCCTGTAAATCCACTATAAACCCCGTAATTCGCTGTATCTATAATTAAGGTAGTTGTCCCACCTGATGTATATTGAACCCCAAATATCAAACGATATTCATTAACGTGATAGATATTCTCAAATCCTTCATAACCCCCGTTGAAACCATTAGAAAAACTTATAAAGTTTATAGGTAAATTATTGATTGTTGCTTGTGAGGTTTCTTGGTCTACATTTACTAATGATGAGTTTGTTACAGATACAACATAAGGGTCTGATTCTCCAAAACCAGTACTGGTGTTGTAAATCATAGACATATTACGGGGATTTGGTTTAACAATATTCCTAATGATTGTTTCAACATTAAAAATACAATTACCAAACTCGTTCGAGGGAATTAGTAGTCTCCCTATCTTACCCGATTCCTGTGTTGTCCCTGTGGTATTGAATGGCCCAGAATCGTTTTTATACGGGTTCTTATAGATGTCTACAACCAATCTAATATCGGTGTATGCAGAATAACTATTTAATGCTACATTCCAAGTGTGGTCGGAGTGGGTCTCCGTAACCGATAATGGGCTCTGTAATATGGTTAGATTGAAACTCATTTTAGTTTGATGGTATTTCTTTATTTATTACGTTGGTTAGGAAGTTTTCAACATCTTCACCTATGGCTTGGTATAATCGTTCATATTCATCTCTGAACTCTGCGGGAGGATTTGCCAATACATCCTCAAAAGTGTCATAGGTCTTATCAAATACATTAGCCGGTCGTATCCCATACTTAAATATATTTTTTTGGATTGCGAATGCGAAACTCAAATCTTTTATAAATCTACCCTTCTTATTTCTACCTCTTATTCTTTTTACCTTCATCCATTCCAATAACGCTTTGATTGGAACCATTCCCCGACCTTTACGTCTTCCCAAATTGACATACTTGAGATAATCCATATAAGTCAATTCCAACATCAATCCATCAGGAGTTTCTTTGACTTTTGCTGATAAACTATTTAATAACCGACCTGACGCAACTTTATTACCGAGACCCCTTACTTTTGGGTTTCCGTATGGGTATATTTTTTCCTTGAGTTTATCCTTATAAAACTTTACGAATAAATCCCCCAATTCTTTTAGTTGTCGTTCAGATAATTCCCACATAAATTATAGAATTAAGTACAATCTCCAAATTGAGACATTACGCCGTCATTATCAATTTGGAATATTTCAGATTTATCAGTTGACCCAAACCATAGTGAATTACCAGGATATAAGTTTGCTGGTATAAAATTAGGTGATGTATAAATTGGTAATCCGTAAGTTATTGCTGCTTGTTGGAATGTTGTAACACCTGTGAGATTAACATAGACCGTACGAGGAGTACAAGTACCATCACAAATAGCAAATGGTGATGCGAATCCAGATACTCCATTAGAAGTACATAAACTTAACACAGAGTAAGTTAATGGTATTGTTGGAGTGGGAGTGGGAGTACTAGTAGTCGTTGGTGTTGGAGTATTTGTTGGTGTTGGGGTTTGAGTTATACCCTGACATTCAGCACAATTAGTATAAAGATTCCAATTAGGAACCCAAACTCCAGATGAGTCAGATAGAGATAATACAACATAACAAAGTGTTTCAGTCGCAAGTGTCACAGATGATCCAATAGGTATTGGATTATCTAGTGATCTAATCTTATTGTATGGCCCTGTTCCACCACTACAAGGCTCAATGTTATAATAATATACTGCTCTTTGAGTTGGAGTTGGGGTATTAGTTGGAGTTGTTGTCGGAGTACTAGTTTGAGTTGGAGTTGGGGTATTAGTTGGAGTTGTTGTCGGAGTACTAGTTTGAGTTGGAGTTGTAGTATTGGTAGGCGTTGGTGTTACAGTTGGAGTTGAACTTGGAGTCATAGTTGGAGTTGGACTTGGTGATACACAAGGGTCAGCAGGGAACTCATTAAATGCTGCCACACATCTATCAAGTGGGGTTCTGGTCTTAATTCTTAAAGTGGCAGAATAACCACACAATAAGTCCTCATATCGTTCAATAAATGGAATAATGGTTACAGCCTCATCAACATAATAAAACTCGTTGTAATTACCATTTGCTTCTGTATAAGACAAACGAAACATAGATATAATATCATTCATTATCTGTAATGTATCTGATAAAACATCGGTCATATTATCCATATCACGTTTCATAATATCAGATACAATCAACTGAAACTCATAAGTCATAAAGTTAAACTCTTGAATTACATTTGAGGGAACAACATAAAAATATGGATAATATGGGGCTTGGTCTGATAGGTTTGATTCTTTATCTCGTCTATCTACTTGATAGGTGAACTCGTCAGTATCCCCAAATCCAAATGAATTGATTTGCTTATGTCTGTCTGCTAATAACTGGAAGTCATCAACAATATTTTTTAGATTAAGACCTTGAACTGTTTGTGTCATTTTTGTTTTTTCATTTGTTGTTTCATCGCTTTATCTTGTTCCGTACGTAAGTCAGAAAGGAACGAAAGATGATTGAGACAAAGAATAAGGGGGAGAGAAGTAATACTATCAATTTTCCAAACTTTGTTCTCCGCGAGTTGGTTAATCCAAATATAGTATCCCCAAAATTGTGAAAAAGTATTTTCAACTTTATCATCTTCCACAGCCACTTGTTCTTGGAATAAACCTCCGAAAGTCCGAGCAATCCCCTTTCTAAAGTCCATAAAAAAAAAACGGCTCCTTCAATATACTTGAATGGTAAATCCTTAAATAATCCTATGTTTTTCTTGAAATCCGTAGCCCCGTATTTCTTACCTTTTTCTGTGTATAAATATGCCGCCAATTCATTCAAGTTAGATATTCTATATGATTCGTCCTTTGACATAAACGTATCAATATCTACAAACTGACCGAATGACATATTGGAAAAATCACATAAGTCGTATTCTGTGTCTTTATGTTTGATTGTATAAAATACCTGTCTTGACTCCTGATTGATATACTTGAATAAGTCCTTCCCTGTTTCTATAATCGTATCAGCATCAGCCTCTTTGACTTCTTCATAAGACATACCAGTCATTTCTGAAATCATCTTTACATATAATTCAACATCATCAAGTATGTTTTTATACTTCATTATATTACCCCACATTTCTATTGTTAATTCTTGTATGGGGTATTTTTTACCTTGATGGTCTATGTATGTTTTAGTCATATACTTATAAATATAATTTTTTTATTTCCTTCTTTAATATACAAATGTCCCTGTATTCCTAAACATCTTCATCTCAAGGACATATCGTAGTGGGTCAATTAAGTGGTTGTAATCGTCTAATGGTTCATCTAAATTATTACCATTTTTGTCTGTTTTCCAAATGTAATTCATCAACTCATTCTCCAAGTTTGTGGAGGATTGGTGAATGAAAAACTCACTTCGTTTAATAAGGTCTATTCCGTGTAATATGGAGTTTTTCTTTACTGGCTTTGCGTTTATACCCTGTCGTCTTAATTCTTCAATAGATTGGGGATTAGCACTATCACAAATGAAATCGTCTTTAATGTTTATCCCCAAGTCCTTTATCTTATAGATGAAGTCAGGTATGGTTATGTTCCGTAGATATAACAATTCCTCACAATATATCGCATCATTAAACTTATGAACCTTGATTAAAGTACAAGGGTCTTGGAATCCAAAGTCAATTCCATAACCAAGCAATTTAGACCCCTCTGGTAAGGTTGAATACTTCTGCTGATGTGAGAATACCATTTTGGTGGGAAGTCCTCTCTCACCCAAGCCAAATACCCTCCACAGGTTCGGATCTCTGTGTTGTAGTTTCTCAATCTCTAATACTTGTTGTTCGGGGAGGAATGGATTATTTTTATAAGTTACGATTGTGTAGAATGTATCAGATTGATTCTCCATATCATATATCCAAGATTTCCATAAAGATGGGTTCAAGTCCAATATCATTCTTTCACTTGTTCGTAGAGATAATTGTACGTATTCATCATAGGTAATTTCTGTTGCCTCATTTACAAAACAAATATCTCTTTTACGACCCCTGATTTTTTCTTCAGTATCTAATGAAAACCATTCTATAATATTTGACCCAATTTCAACATAACCATCTACAGCGTGCCATTTGTTTGAGTCATATAATTCTAACGTAATTAGTATCTCTTTGAGGTCTCGTAGGACTGAACCTTTGAGTGAGGGTAGTGTTTTACGGACAATAGAATAAACTTTATTATCTTCTTTGAGAATGTTTATTACCATCCATAAAATAATGTTATATGTTTTCCCCGCACGAGAAGAACCCTGAAATACATAGTTTCTGTAATCAGGGTTCAATAGGTGCTCAAAGGTTTCAGTCGTTTGTATTTTCAATTATCTTATCTCTTTTTTCTAAATTATCCCTCCACCAAAGGGGTTGAAGATTTGTATAATGACAAAGTGATTCCATTTCTTCTTTAGTTTTTGCTGATGATAAAGGAATTATATGGTCTAAATGCCAACCAAATTGTTCCCAATTATCCCAAGTCATACCTGTCTGAAATTGATTTTCTATATGATGTTTTAATTCATCAATACTACATCCAACTAATTTAGTTGTTTGAGTCGTCTTTGGATTTGATTTTAAGGTTTTCTTTATTCTTGACCTTAAAGCATTTTTCAATCTAACTTCTAATTTTTGACTATGTATCTTCCTTTTTTCAACATTATTAGGATTATTCCAATTCTTATTTTTAGAATTGATTGATGTTTGTTTTCTTTTCTCGGGATTATTCAAGATATATTTTTGTTTTTGTTCTGCGACATAATCCCTTTTATTTTGATTTTTATATCTACAAGTTTCACTACAAAATCTTTGTATATGATTGAAATTACCGGTGTGTTCTTTACCACATTCATTACAAATAATTGTTCTTATTGGATAGTTGTATTTTTTCATAAATCAAATATAGAAAATCATTACTTCACTTTCAACTGAACCTGACCCTCACTTTGAGTGGAGTTGGTTTTTGCTATTGCTTCTCTTAATTGTTTATTAAATGACTTGGTTATATTGTCATTCTTCTGTTTCCACGCTTGAACCTTCTGTTTGTGGTTCTTTCTCAATTTTGATTTTGGCATATTATTCTATTATTTTATCAAACCATTTATCTATGTCGTAGTAACGACTATTCGTTCCTTTGTCTCCAATACCTATTCCGTGCGCTTGGGGACTATTACCAAATAAGGACGCTGTATTATCTGTCGGTTTATATGTTCGTTGTGATTGTTTTGTAATAACACCATCATTCAACATATCATCACTTACCAATAGATTAGCGGGGAAACGACCATTAGGTTTTAATTCCAATACATCATCATATCTTCCGCTTTGAGCGTATATTGAATTGATTGTATCTTGTTTTTTCATTTCTTTACATTCTTCATTATGAGGAATCCTACAATCATCTATCCAACTAATACCCTTGCTATACATCAATTAAATTATCAAACCATTTATCTATGTCGTAATAACGACTATTCGTTCCTTTATCTTTAATATCACTTTTCTGTCTTTTCCATCCATTATTATAAACATTATTATTTATGTTTATATCTTCATTATCGTATATCTTTCGTCCTTCACTTTTTGTTATAACCCCATCATTCAACATATCATCACTGACTAATAGATTAGCGGGGAAACGACCTTGAGATACTCTATATTCATTACCTGATTTTTTTATTATAGTATTCCAATTATATTTTCCTTCACCATTACCTCCAGCATCGTGTATTTTTCCTTTTTGTTTATCCCCCTCATCAACAAACGGTATTCTACAATCATCTATCCAACTAATACCTTTAGAATAACTCTTGCTGCCCATTACTAATCTTTTCCTTCAATAACTTTTTAAGGTCTTCTTTGGATACTTGTAATCTCTCCTGTGCTATGTCGTAATACTCCTCCGTAAAATCTATGTAAATATGGTTTCTGTCTAACAACTTACAAGCCAAACCAGTTGTCCCGCTGCCACCGAAGGGGTCTAAAATCCAATCACCAGGTCTTGTAAATAAGGTAATCAAATAAGACATCAACTTAATTGGTTTAACTGTGGGGTGAATATTCTTTTTAGGTTGAACTTCCTTTGGTTGATGTTCGTTGCCAGGTAATGTTGCTCTACCTAATTGTTTTATACCATCTTCATCACCAAACATAGTTTCTTTTTTACCTTCCCCACTCAATCCAAAGTCCTTTTCCTTCTTTGCTGGTTTTGGGGTTTGTATAAGTGGATAAGTCATCTTAACATTATCAGGTAATGCCTCAAAGTTTAATACCTTATCAACATACGACCCCTCACTAAATGGTTTCATTCCAACGATGATTATTTCCCTTGCTGGTTTGGGTTGGAAACCTGCCTTACTACCTTCGTATTTCTTTGCTACATCTGTTGCTGGTGCTGTAATACTATTCTTACTCTCAAATCTATCTACATCTTTCCAAGGCGTTATTTGTGGTATAGAGTTTTCATATTCACCAATAACTTCACCTTTAGCGTTGAACCTTTTGTCTAATGACTTACTAACATCTGTTGCTTTCGGAAAACCACTATGGTAAATCCATTCAATATTGGTGAATGATAAGTCAAACCCCGCTTCTTCAAGGTCTCGTGATATTCTCCATAATACATCCGTTCTTGGTGCTGCCATAACTGTAATAAACGCACCAGGCTTCAATACCCTATAACTCTGTCTCCATATTTCTGTATCTGGTAATACCTGATCCCATTTTTTGCCCATGAAGCCATATGAGTATGGTGGGTCGCTACATAACATATCTACCGAATTATCTTTGATTTTTAATAGTTCTACTGAGGAGTCCCCACAGAACATTTGTGTCTCTTGTTTCATATATTTGTTTTTTTATTTGTCTTTGTCGCCATCTACAATCTTCCTTACAATTTCTATTTCAATCTTTTTATTGGAATCAATCTTTTCTCCTCCACTAGTAATATCAACTTTATTTTCAGCATTCCATTCGTCCTTGAATCGGTTTCGTAGAATTAAAGAATAGAGTTGTGAATTAACTTGTTTTGATGTACCACTCGCAAATGAGTTTCTTGAAATGGAAACCCACCAAGCGTGGGATAATTGCCTCGCCTGTGAGACGGCTTCCAAAAATTGGGGTTCATCTACCAATAATCTAACAAATGTATCATTAGATATGTTGAGATATACTTTAATATCCACATCTAACATACCCTCTGCTCCCATTCTTAATAGTTGTTCTTTCCAATCCTTTGGGAACTCATCAAGTGTTAGTCGTGGTCGTCCTACTGGCTTACCTGTTCTTTTTGTCATAGTCATTTAGTATTTTTGCCATCTGATTTATTCTGTCTGTTATTCTTGGAAGACAAACGCTACAAGATGGTTGTAATGTTTCACGATGGAAGCGATTATGAAACTCATATAGGTATATTTTCTCTTGATATGAGTTTGTAATTCCATTAAGGTAGTCCTGTGCTCGTTGAACCTCTTGTCTTGTGAAGGGTGGGACACCATCTCCAATTAGAGTTTCTAATGTAATCTCCTCTTGAATTATTGTTTCGTTATTTACAACAATCGTTTTAGTTTGTCTTTTGTTATTATTTTTACACGAACATCCCATTGGTTACCTCCTTTTTTTTAGTTGTTCTTCTATTATTTGCTTGTTCTTTGTAATCAGCCCACCGACAATTTGATGGTTCGTAATTACCATTCACGTCAATTCTATCTATGGAATATCCTGATGGTTTATCACCCATATCCTCCAAAAAGTTTATAAATGATTCTAACCATCTATCACAAACTTTTATTCCTCTACCACCCCAATTTTTATAACCCTTGAACTTTGGATTATAACATCTCGTTTTCATATCAGACCAAGTTTGGTATAAATAATGGTCATGTAATCCGTGTATTGTTTTAGTTTCAATATTGTATTTTTGTATAATTTCTCTTTGATGACACCCACAAGATTTGCTACGACCATTTATTAAACTATCTAATAAAACAATTTTTTCATTACCACATTCACAAATACAACTAAATTGTCTACATTTTCTTCCATTAGGTTTAATATATTGTACTACTTCTTTAACAATAGTCCATCTACCAAACTTTTCTCCTTCTTTTATATCTATTTTTGCTGGCATATTATTCTTTTAGTTTTTCTTGTAGTTTATTGTTGAGAATGATTTTAATTTTACGAATATCACGGCTAAGGTTATTGATAGGTATTCCAATCTTTTTACTTAATCTAGTTAAGTTACAATCTTCAGCAAAATAGTGTAATGTTATTTGCGCTAAATACCAATCGTATTGTTTTATCTTTTCTATTTCTTCTAATACCCATTCTATTGTAAGTATTGAGTCAGTATAATCTTCGTTGGGAATATCTGTATTTAACCCAAGTTCAACGAAGTTAGTTTTTCTGTACATTTTATGGTACCTGCTAGTTTTTGAGTTGAAGTTATTTCTAACTAATCTAGCAAAAAAATATAATTTTTGTTCGTCAGGAACATTATTGATAGTTTTTGATTTTAATAATTGTTCCAAGCAAATCTGGCAAAGGTCAGAAGAATCGTTGTTCTTACTGACACTTTGACAAATTTTTTGTAAATGTAAGATATTTTCCTCTATCCAATCGTTTAACAAAATCGTAGTGTCTAATCAATTTATCCTGGTGTTTCTCCTTTAAGGATTTTTCTTGCGAAATACTTGTTGTTTTCGTCAAAGTAATTGGTTAGGCAGATTAAATGTCCTTGTTTGCGTAATTTGATTGTTTTATCTCTTACTGTAATTGGTGATACATCTAGTATTGTTCCAATTTGGACGTTGGTTAAGACTGAATATTGATTATCACTATTGTTGATATCTTTAATCAATAAGTCGTAAATGCGTTTTTCGGTTCTATTTTTGATTTCCATATGTTTGTTTTTTTCTTTACAATAAGTATATGACCTATTAGTCAAACATCAATAGTTTCTTGAAATAATTTTTTTATCAATCTATCGTAAAGGTCTGCGGTCTCATATAAGTCATTCTCTGTTGCTCTATCTTTCATAAACTTAAAATATTCAGCATAGAATATTATTTTGTTTTTATCTTCCTTGAATAATTCTATATTGTGTAATATCAATTTACTTGCTATAATATCTCTTTGTTCTTCTGATATATTAAAATAAGATACATCAGGATTGAATGTTCCGTCAAATATTTCTTCTATTAGTTTTTCTATATTCATACTATTAAATATCAGTCCTTGATGAATCCAATTATAGGTTGTTCTTCAACCTTTATCCTTGAAATAATTTTATCTCTAACATCTTTATGTTGCTTCTTTAGCCAATCCTGATGTAAGTAGATTCTTTCCGTTGAAGATAATTTACATTCATTACCTCTTTGCCAGTCTTCTTTCATATACAGTCATTAAGATTATCAAATAAATCATTAGTACTTTCCATAGGACTTATTGTTATTCTTATTGGTTCAGTTTTACTTATAATTTCATTCAATTTTCCAAAGAAACTATAATAGTCATCTTTACTCAAAGATACTTCTTTTTCAAACTTTTGATTCAATAAAGGTTTATAATATCTTATACATTCTGATTCTAAACTATGTATAATATCTTTAGTTGGAGGACATATTGTTTTTATATGATGAGCACCATAAGGTAGTTTATCAATAAAAGATTGAATCATTCTAATCTTTATGCTTCTTTCAGATTTTCCAATATACAATAATGTTCCTTGAACGTCATAAATAAAATATACTCCTCCAACTCTGTTTGGATAATGACTAGTTGCGATAATAGTTTTTTCATCAATAAAAGAAAAAAATATTTTTGATATATCTTGATTAGTAATTTCTTTCATATGAATGAATTGTTCTAAAAAATAATCTGAATCTCTAACATCAAAGTGAGATAATATAAAGTCGTAGTATTTTTCCAATACTGTTATGATACTATTATAAATGAAATTATTATTTTTTTGTTGTAGATATACTACCAAGTTTTTCAATTTTTGTCTCATACCATAATTTATATTTTTTCCTCCACATTATCAACAAGGCAGACCTCTAGTTCCCTATATTTTTATACCTCACCCAATAAGTTTTATAAGACCAGTTCCATACCCCCATATCTTATTTATCCTTATTGACCTTTTTTGTAGCAGGTATGTCTCAATTTCCTATTTGGATTTATCCACCTGTAAGATCCATACTCTCGTTCCGTGCCGATTATACCCTTTGGACGATATTAAACCTTTTCCTGTCAGTTTAACTACAATAATAAATATAGGGGTCATATGTAAAAGATAAATAATATCCAACAAAAACTTTTCCTAAAATCTGAATATTTATTTATATGGAAAAAATTATTTGTAATTCGTGTCAAGTTGAAAAAGACATAACATCATTCTATAAGTGTAAGCAATGTAAAGATGGTGTTAGTAAGGTCTGTAAAATGTGTAAGAATCAAGGGAGGCTTTCAACAAAAGGTCAGTCAACTACACACCCATTTAATAAAGAATTAAAAAGGTTAAGAGATTCTTGGTGGACGATGGCAGGAACCACTCCAAAAGATTACAAGGATATGTGGGAAATCTTGAGCCTAATGGGTTATAATCTTGAAAAGGACATACACCATCAGTTTGTGGATAAAATCAACCAGACCCTCTTAAAACCGATGAAATACAAAAAGAAAAAACATATCACATCATTCCTCCCAAATGGAGACCCACACCCTAATAGAAGAGGACAAAAAAAAACCCCTACTGAATAGTAGGGGAAAAAGGTGGCATGGCAGTAGGAAAACCTTTTTTTTGGTTTCTTTATTATAAATATTATTCTTCAGTAAACTTATCACTAATAAACTTATCAATAGCATCTAATCTCTCACCAATCTCTTTGCTATAACCGTTGATACAATAATC